TGAAATTTGCAAAACCAAAAGTCCGATATTTGATGTGGGATTTCTGTTAGAGTGATATTAATTTTAGGGGCTTATAATGCCCTTAAATTTTTATTTAAAAAAACTAATAATCCAGGAATTAAAAACGATTTTTCAGTGATATATCTTTGCGGGGGTATTAATGTTACTCACCATTATATCCTGATACTCTGCTCTATTTGGAATTGAGTTTTTTCTTTTCACTACTGTGCTACCTTTAAAAGGATTTTTTATAGTAGGGTATCTATCCCCTAACCACTGACATAATTCTATAATGGTTGATTTTTCCGATGAAAAGTATACATACTTTACACCTGTTAACAGGTCTAAAACGTCTAAATAATCACTAAGATGCCAGTATTTACTAACGTTTTTATAGCTACTTACATCGGTAGACAAATACGGTGGATCTAGTAAAAAATAAACATTGGTCTCCTTTTTGTATTTATTAAATATAGCTCTATAGTCTTGACTTTCAATCTCCAAGCCATCTAAATAACCATCTACTACGTACTCTGAGGAAACGATTTTATTGTAAAATGTACACTTTACCAATTCACAGAAATTGTGTACGTATCGCATAGAAAAGAGAAGGCTATTTGAGAGCGTTAAATAATCTATATATCCGTGTATTTGCTCATGTTTCTGTATTATTTGTATGATTTCACTTTTTAGGTTAACCGATAAGGCTTTTTCAGGTGTATATCCTTGCATGCGTTCGCGCAATTTGCTGAGTAAATTATTGGTTTGAGAAACATTGTGCAATCGTTCGCAATAGTTATCATAATCATTGTATATTACCCTTACGCTGGGTTTTACGCGTTTTACAGTATGCGATAACAATCCAGAACCACCAAACAAATCTACTACTAAACTACTGTCAGGCAATTCTCCTATCAGCTCAATGAATTTATTCAAAAATGCACGTTTTTGCCCCTGAAACGGTAAAGGCGCTTTTTTATATATCTTTTCCATCATTTTCTTTTTCCGGTGGAAGTTTTATTTCTGTTCTTTTTTTCATAAAATATTAAACCCTAACCAATGTTATGTATCAACTTACAACATCTATCTTTGATGAGGAATGTGTTTCTAATCCATCTTACAGGTCTCTCTCCTTTTTCATACGCTGGATACGGTAATTCTTTTGATTTTATAAATATAAATCCCTTTCTCATGGGGTATATATACCTGTATGTTTTTACCTCGAACACCTCAAGATCACCTATCAAATAGGAAATATTTGCTCTTAGATAACCAGATTTATTGGTAGTATCTGTAAAATTTTGCTCATGTGTAACCTCTCCCGTACGCTTATTGCGCAGGAATTTTGTATAATGAAATCCATAATACTTGAAATTCGATGCCTTATATATCGTTCCGCAACCCAAACGCCCATCTGCAAAGGATTGTACGGCTACAATATTAACGTCCAATCTTTTTAAAAGCCTTAACGAGGCTCCAATTAATAATGTTTCAGCATTTTTGCCCAGTTCATCGCTAATCCACATGCGATTTAATTCGCACATCCATGCATCTTTATTCGGATGCATAAAAATTTTTGCTTTTGCGTTTTTCATATATCCATATGAGGCTACACCTAAACATTTACTAGGGTTTTCTTTGCGAAATAATCCAAAATTATATACCCCAAAGTTAGCTCCCCATTTATGACTATAATGATTCCTTATAATCATTTTCTTTGCAGTCTCTTTCGGTATAATCTTTATAAGCAAAGCCCCAAGGTTAGACGTTTTTTTAATAATACTAGTTTTCTCCATCGTAATATTCAATGTTTTTTCAATATCTATTTTCAATTATTTAAATACCTTTAAAACAGACTTTAAATAGAGTTTAAATGCTGTAAAAATGACTATCAATGCACACAACAAAACCCATAAAATAAATCCTCTTGATTTCGTCTGTTTCTCTTTACTCGTTATTTCCTGATTTATTTCTGTTTTTAGTGATTTTATTTCTTGTATTTGCTCTGCATGGAGAGAGTCGTAATGATTTATGATTTGTTTTTGGAGGGTTTTTATATGGCTTTGAGTGGATTCATTGAAATTTGCCGTGCCAGTGCCTGAAATAGTCAACTTCGTACCCTCATGAGACTGTTTTAGCAATACATCTAGTTTGTCGTCTATGTTTTTACCCGAATAATTTATATTTAGGGTTGAGATGATGTTTTTTAGTTCTGAGATTTCATTTTTTATCTCTACATTGTTTGACGCATCCCTAATCTCTTTGGTGATAATTTCGCTTTCATTGTACGTTTCATAATTCTCAAATTTTAACCTATTAATCTTTCTGCTTGTGCAATTCATCAAAAGCAACAAGATGCTCAATAAAAATAACTTCTTCATTATTTAAACCCTTAATTGATTAAAGTCCATCTAGATTTAGCACCTCTGATGTCGTAGTGTACGAAAGTTTTGTAGAGCCCTAGGCCTCCCTGTTTTACTTTGCCCCTGGTTATTAACTTTTCTATAGTTTCGTAGACTTTTAGGGGTGTAAATCCTTTGACTACAATATCTGCAGCTTTTCCCTGCAAGTGCTGTGACCTAGGAGAGCCACCCACTTTTTTATTATGACCTGGTGTTCTATAACCTGAATTTATCGTTATCGGTACACCAAATTCCCGCCTGATTACCTCTAAATTTCTCATAACCTCCTCTACATTATCCCTAAATTGTGGCGGAACACCCACCCCGTCTTTGCACGCAAATTCCTCTAGTTTGAAATTTTTCCCCATTTTTATTTTTTAATTATTGTATACTCCTTTAGTTTTTTGTTATATTTTTTTTGCAGAGAATTGATATTTTCATTTAATTCTTTTGCGAATTGTAATTCAAAGAAAAGTTCTTTGAGTTCTCTTCTAATGAATTCCGGTGTTTGTTTGTAACTTTCGTCAATTTCTAGTATTGGCAAGGGATTTTGGTATATTTGTGATATATTTAGTCCAATATATTTATCTGGTGGGTTTGAGCTTTGCATTTCTATAAGCTTTTGACTTTCTTCTAGATATTGTTCATCAAAAGGCTCTGAATGCCAGCCAATTACTATTTCATTGTCTGTGTGTAAGTAGAATCTCTCTAATTGCCTAATGGCGAACCCTAAAGGGATTTTCTGCTTTTCATTTTCCATTTTATTATTTATTTTTATTTAAATTTTTAATTTACTTAAGCTGAACCTTAGCTATTTCATCCAAATTGCCAGATAATTTATCATAGATGGATGTCTGTTTTCTGAGTTATTGCAGTAAACCACGACTCTGCCATTGCTTCCGTAATTATGCTGAACATCATACTTACACCATAAAGTATCATCTTCATTTACTACTCCAGCAAAAGATATTTCAGCTATTGAAGGTATAAAGCCCGCTAAGTGATAGGTGCTAAAGCCTGCTGGAGGATAAATATGGTAACAGTTTTTGGTGCTATCATTATTGTTATATCCATGAAACACCCTGTTGAATGTTGTTCCAGTGCCTTTGGTAAACTTTATGTTATTGAAAGGTTTATTTTTTATATAGCTAGAGTCATTTTTTAATGTTACTAACCAATCTGGTTTTGGGAGATTAGTAATAATTTTAACGACTTTCTCTAGGGGCATTATTCTTTTGAGTGATGAAAAATCTAGTATTTCTATAGCGTTGGGATGCTCTCCGAACAAAAAATATTCTGTTTTGTAGGCAGGCAAATTTTGCAACTCTCCATTTTCGTTGAAGGAATCATACTGGGCAGTTTCTATTTCATTTACCAATGAAATCTTTTCATGAAATCCTCCACCTTTAAATGGGATTATTCTTCCATTATACGCTATAAATCCGTTGCTATAACTTATTCCATTACCAAGAGCAATTATTCCTGATACAATTGCTGGCGAACCTACAAGTTCTGCTAAAGCACCTAGAGGTTCGCTGAATGCTTCTTGTATATGTCTGAGGGTTTTATTTGTTCCTGGAAAACCTGTAGAGCTTATTATTAATTCCTTAGATGTTGACATTTTTATTTTACTTGTTATTATTTTTAAAAATCAAATGGAAATCGAACTGTGACTAATTTTCGATTAATTCATAGTTTTTAGAGTAAAGTTTATAGTAATCTATTTGGGCTATTATTTGCTCAGTTTTATTATTTGAAATTATATCCCTGGGTATTAATACAAGAAAATCTATTCCTTTTGTATGCAAATCTTCAATTTCATAGAAATAATTAGATTTATTTTCTTCTGGTTTGTAGAAGAAAATCTCTTTATTTTCTTGAGGTTCGTAAAAATAAATTGACTCTTTATATATTACATTTATTATTTTTATCCTTCGTTTTGAGTTGTCAAAATTGTCATTTAAAACTGCTTGCAATGAGGATATTTGGCTGTTATGTGAAGCTCTGTAAAGTGATTGATTTTTATATTTAATAAATTCGTTATGTAGCCAAATTATAGGCGATATAAGTACTAATAACCAATTAATAAGAAAGTTTTTCTGCAAAATATTCGGTAAATTATCTTTTATGTGATTTTTCCAATTCATTAATTTATGATTCTTAATTATTGCCTACCATTTGTGGTTTTGTGCTTTATATTTTGAGGTAATTCTTATATTTTCTTTTTCTTGTCCGTTTTTATCGGTAATTAGAGGTAAATCCGCCGTTGATTTCCCTTCAGCCATTAATTTTAGCCATTCTAATGCATCATTATAACGTTGACTTCTGTGCTCAGGAATTTTATTTGGAGAAATAGAACTATATAAATGATAAATAGCACAATCAATGCAAATCATTACTATAAAATGATTCCTTTCTTCATTTTGTTTGCTGAAAATCTCTGAAACATTATACCGCCCAGCGAGAAAATTTTTAATTTGAGCAACAGCCATTTGTTCAGATGTAAAAAGTTTTGTTTCTGAATAATTTTCCAGTAAAATGTTTTTTATTTCGGTACGAATTAACACATCATAATCGCTATTTTTTAGAAATTTCATGTTTATTAATTGTTAATAATAAAATTCACTTCGTTTATTGATTGAGCATTTATATTAAACTGCAAAGTATCCTGAAATCCTTCAATCCTTTTAAAGGCAATTGAGCGAAAATAAATGCTGTGAATATCTAGTTCTTCGAACTGCTGGCCTATTACCTTTATGGGTTTATTTTGTTTCCAATTTTTGTTGAGTTCGCGTATTTTTTCGCTTGGATAAGTTCTATTTTCTAAATCTATCAAAACACCTTTTATATTGATTTTATAGGGTTTCGTTCCCCAACGTTCCACGATTACCGAATCGCTATCGTTTACTTTTGTTTCTACAAAAGATTTTTCTTGTGAAAATTCCATCATAAGAGGTGGAGCGAATATTTTTCCTGCAGAACCATTTAAAACTGAAGAAAATACTAGAGGTTCTAGGTTGCTATTTTCGATTTCAAATTTTACGTACTCAAAATCTACTTCTAGGAAAGGATAATAATCTAATTTGTAGTCCTTATTGTTTACTTTAGACAAAAAAGCTTTTTGAATCATTTTTCCCGCTAAAAGCATCCCAAATGCTGATGCATATCTTGAAGCTAAATCAACTATCATATTAATTAAGGTTTTAATTATTTGCTAAGAATTATTAATTCCTAATTTTTCAATAATCCATTTTGTTTGCGCCCATTTTATAGCCCAAGTGTTATCGTCCAATTGTTCTGGAAAAGGAATGTGCAAAATATGGCTTATTAGAGCGTCTATTTTGAATATATAATCTTTATCGTCTTCCTTTATTAGCCCAGAACAATCGCTTAATACTTTTTTATTTTTCCTTCTCTTATAGGTATAAGTTCCACGATTTGACTTAAAGCAGATAAAAATAATCCGTCGTCTTGCAATACTTCTTCCAGATCTGTTAAAATGCAGTTTTTCACTAAAATTTCCTGTGCTTTTGCGGGATTTATTTGTTGGTGTTTTAGATATAGTCCCATCACATGTCTTGTTGGAATACAGGCTATTACTTCGATAATTTCTTCACCTAAATCATCTTTTGGGAGTTCTAAACGTCTTAGATTTTTCTCTCCGCCTACCTTTTCAATAGTTTCTTTTGACACTTTTTTTATCGGAAGTTCAACTTCCATTCTTTTAAATTCTGTATTGTCCATTTTAATTATTTATTTACATATGAATCTCATTTATCGCGTGTCGAGGCCCTCGACTAATTAACATTGAGGTTTACTTGCAGTGCAAACATTTCGTATTCCATTTTTAGCCCCATTTCTCCTGTAACTTCCCGACCTTCTTTTTGAAACTTCACTACTAAATGGTCCATTATTATTATATTGTATTCGTTTGTATATGTCACGATTACATCAAATGGTGGAATATTTAAAAGCCCGCCCTTTGCTAGTTGTTCGAGTGGAGCTATATCGTGCATGTAAATACCCATAGTGCAATGCGGGGTTATTTTACCTCTGCTCCAACTTGTAGGATTACTCGATAACGAATAATTTAGCTGGTGTTCTTGCTCATTACCGTAGCTTATAGAGCTTACCTCTATTTCTACTCCGTTTATTAAAACTTTTACGTCTGCCGAGTCGTATGATTTTGAATTTCTTGTAATATTCATTTTGTTTAATTATTGAGTATTGATGCTACCGACTAATTGAATTCTTGCATTTATAAATCCTATGCATCCTGTTGGTTGCAGGTTAAAGGATATTTTTAGTTCTTTAGCCATAATTAGGTCACTTTCCGGGTCTACGAAGGTTTTACCATTAGAAATTTCACCTGCATTTCTCATGGATGTAAAGACTTCATCACCAAGCACTTCGAAGTATTTTTGAACTCCTCTGGGAAGTTTCCCGTCTTTATCTACAGAAAAAGTTTGTTTTATTCTGGGTAAATAAACCTGCCTAAGTTTCCTTACACAATCGTCCAAGGTTCTGGAATAAGCTATTGTATGTTCGTTAATATTTCCTTTTGAATCTATTTTAATGGGAGTACAACAGTGATCATTGTTTATGCGAACACCCCCCAAACCTGCATATGAAACTCCAAAAATGTATCCTTTATCCTCCATTGATTGGAGGTAGTGGTGAACTTCTGAGTTCTTTTTGTGATTTGAAAGCCCTGCTTCCAACCAAACACCACGAGTAGCATCTGTGATATTAAAAGCTGTATTATCTCCAATATTTTGATTGATATTTGCCTTAGAGCAAACCCCCAAAACTGTTCCCACTTCCGCATATTTTTGTGCATTTCCTACTTTTGTATCAGCATGATTCCAATCTTGCCCTACTACTATGCTCACTTTTGGTGCTTCAACATTAGGAATTTCTCTTAGATTTTCTAAAGAGTTCACAGAATCATCTAATGAAAAGCCCTCTAAAAATATGTGGCAAGGCATGAAGTTTTTGTATGCCCAGTCTGCTAATCCTTGAGCTTTAGGGATAGAATTGATTACATCAGAAAATATTCCGTCTAAGTAATCGCTTTCTAAAAATGTAGGATTTAAGGCTAGGGCTAATTGGCGTATTTTTCCTTTAGCATTTAAAAGCAATTTCTTAGATTTGTTATTTTCGGCATCTTCTACGATACTTGCAAGGCTTTCAGTTTGTGGAACTAACATCAAATACAGAAGTATTCCTTCACCGGCCATCCTGAAAAATTCGCTCACGTGTCTGTAAACGTTTACATTTTCAGACTTATCAAAATCCGATGTTATTCCTAGGTCTTCGGCATGTTTTATTCCAGATAATTCAAAAACTTTATTGTATTGCAAGCCTACAATTTCAGGAGTTGAGATTATCAAACCTGAAACACTTCGCTCATTGTTTATTCTATTCACTCCTAAAGGAGTTTTACTTATTTTTACTGCTTCTAAATTCATGATGTTTAGTTGAAAATTAATAGAGGGCGCGCCTCGATTAATTGCCTAACGGCGGAATCCTAAAGGGGTTTCTTAATTACTTGAGTCCTTCAAGTTTTTTTCGCAATTCTTTGTTTTCTGCTTTTAATGTTTCTACTTGCTTTTTCAGCATTTCTATTTCTTCTTTTAAAAGTTGTTTTTGAGAATCCAGCATTTGGGCGAATTCAATGTATTTTGATTCATAACGCTGCTTTAAATCATCCATTAATTCCTTGTAGTAATTAGATAGCTTTATATCATTTTCTATTTCTGTTGTACGTGTTTCTGCATCGGTCTTTTTCCTAATAAAAAACCAATTAAAAAATGCACTTCCTCCTATACTTACAAGGCTCGCTACGGCTATTAATATCTCTGTCATTTTTTAACTATGAGTTAATAATTAACTGTTACCAGTGCTCCAATGGCTCTGTTTTTTCGTGGGCTTACTCAGTAGTAATGGCGATAATTTATAGCTGTTGACTGGTGCTGAGTGTCAGGTCTGTCGTAATACATTTTAGTTGAACCCTGAGCCTTAAACATATCTGGCGCATAAAATGCTACTGAAGCAAAATTGTGTTCCTTAGCGTTGAAAGCATTTCCGTAAGGGATTTTCTCCATTTTTTGAGTATTATAAAATGGATTATTATGATACACAAATACTTTAAAACCGTAAAACAATGATTTCAACTCAGAGGATTTCTGAATGTTTGCATAGTCTTTATAAAAATGTTTTTCTTCTTTTAAGATTCCTGTTACGTGGGTTGAATGCAATACAAGAACCCGTTTACCATCATCTGGAATTCCCGCCTCGTTGAACCTTGATGCAAGGTCTATAACATCGTCTATACACGCTGATTTTTTACCTCCTATTTTGACCCCTGAGGTTCCTATCACTGGAGTATCTACACTATCCGAACCTGGAGCTAAAGCATGAATTGCTTTACCAAATTTAGCCACCAAAATAGCTTCTTTATGTTTCTTATTTACCAAACTTATTTTGTCGTACGAAATAGCATATAACTCATCATCAGAGATTCTTGTTGCTTTAGTCTGATATTTATCTAGCTGAAAAGCTAAATCCCCATCTTTTAATTCTTGGTATCCTACGGGATAGGTTAAATTATTTACCAAAACTTCCGGATCTGCTCCTACATCAACTAAATGGATTATTTGATTTTCTCCATCACTCGAAGATTTTACATATCTTGAATAATCTGTTATTGTTTCTAAAAATGAACCTTTGATTTCTGGTTTAAAGGATTCTACTAACTCTCCTGTCCATGCTTCTTTGTATACTTCTGACATTGGTATTGTTTTTTTTAAAAAAAAATTATTATTAAATGATTAAAAATGTTTTTATTTTATTGGCTTAAACTTACTTTCATATAAATGTTTGAACCACGATGGTTCTTCTTTGGCTTTTGCTTCCATACCTTTTGGGTCTTTCTTTTGCCAGTCATCAAAACTCCAATTAACTCGCTGTGCATCAGGGTTTGAGTTTAAATGTATTTGTGAACTTATACTTTTATAGACAGGAATACTATCTAAAACAACATTTAAAGATTCTATTCCATTAGTTTTAGCGATATTTTTAAATATTTTTTCTTGTTCTGGCTTTATTTTCCCAGAGTTTTTGGCTTTATTTAAAATATCTTTTATCGCTTCTTCTTGCTCTTTAGCGATACTAGCCTCCAAATTTTGAAGCTTTTCTTTCGTCTCTTTGAGCTCTTCTTTAAGAAAATTTTCCCTTTCCAAAAACTGATTTTTTACCGATTCTATAATTGCTGTTTCAGAGCTTTTTTCGTCTATATTTTGCAGCGAAAAGACCTCTATAAGGGTTTGTTTCATATCTATTTTATTTTCGATTACAATTTTATTGTCTAAAAGCGCTGAAAATCTATTGTATACATCACCGGGATTCATGTTCTCGGGATTTATTTGCTCTGTTTTCACCTCCGAGCTTATTATTTCTGTTACCAAACCTGCTTCTAGTGCTTCTCTAGCATTAAACCAATTGTCACCTATTAGCCATTTTCTTACTTTTTCTCCTGTTTTTCCTGTTTTTTCAATTAATTTTTTAATGAAATTTTCTTCAATTGATTGCAATAACTGTAGAGAATTTTGATGCTCTAAAGCCGTTCCGTTGGTATAGCCTGAGGGGGCATGGATCATAAGAAATCCGTTTTCGGCGATTAGAACGCGCCTAGAATAAAGAGAAATAATTGCCCCCATAGATGCAGCTATACCTACTATATGCAGCTCTACATTACTTTTGCAACTCTGCAAAGCATTGCAAATAAGATTTCCATCAAATACACTACCTCCGTATGTATGTAATTTTATGATTATATTTTTATGCTTCTGCTCGGTATCGGAGATTAAACGCGTAAATTCCACACCATCGCCTTCCAATATTGTCCCGTATGCTGTAATTATATTTTTATTTACTCTAAAATCCATGTTTTTTTAATTCCTATATCTCAATTGTTGAAGCAAAATTGTTTCGTTATCTTAAGCAAAGCAAGAAAGCCCGCAAGGGTTGCGGATATTCCCGCAACCCTTGCGGGTTTCTTATGAATCAACACCTAAAAACTGGAGTTTTGTCATAAAATTAAACAGTTATTATAAGTGAGTAAAAAAAAGAATAATGCTAAGAAAGCTTTAGCCGAAAGAATGTTTGTAGAAGAATCAATGACTGCAAGAGCCATATCCGAAGCTTTGGATGTTTCTGAGGTTACCATATCAAAATGGCGTAATGAAGAAAATTGGGAAACAAAGCGCTCAGAGTTACTTACAGCTCCGCATAAACTCCGTGAAATACTACTTAAACAACTTCAAAACATAGCCGAAGGAGGTGCCTCAGAAGTTGACGCCGATGCACTTTCAAAAGTAAGCAGGGTCTTAGAAAATATTTCCGATAAAATAAGTCCACAAATAGTGTTCTCTGTATTTAAAGAATTCGATAACTGGATGGCTTCACAAGACCTGCAAACAGCAATTCTGTTCATCCAATACCATAAGAAATTTCTACTTCATAAAATTAATAATTCTTAATATTTACAGATGAAAACTTTTGATAAAATATTACGCGATTACGAGCTTCATTGCCAGCAAATAGAACAGTCTACGGATATTCGTATTGGTGAAAAACCCAGTGAGAAACTTCAGCGTATAAAAAAGTTAGAGTTGGATTATGTTTCTTGGTTTGAATACTATTTTCCCATGTATGCTAGGGTTAAATGTGCCGACTTTCACAAAGAATTTTCACAAATCATTATAAATAATCCTATATCAGATACACTTTTGGAAATTTATCGCTCAGGAGCAAAGTCTGTACACGCTGATATGGGAATTCCACTTTATTTATACCTAACTAAACAGCTATATTTTTGCCTGCTTATCGGCCATACTTTAGATAAAGCCAAAAAGCTAATATCAGACATTCAATCACAATTGCAATATAATCAAAGACTTATAAACGATTACGGAAAACGCTACAAATATGGAGATTGGGCAGAAGGAGATTTTTCTACCATCGATAGAGCAAAGTTTGTAGCCCGCGGTTTCAGGCAATCCGTGCGAGGGCTAAGGGAACAATCTCAACGACCAGATTATATAGTTGTCGACGATGTAGACAGTATTGAACTTTGCAATAACGAAAGAAGAAGCCGCAAAGCTTACGAATGGATTTGGGAAGATCTAAAAGGTACTTTCGATGAAGGTTCACCTAGAAAACGCTTTATTGTAGCAAATAACAATTTTCATAAAAACACGCTTATAAATAAACTTAAAGAAGAATTTTCACTAATAAATGAGAAGGCCGAAGAAAATAAAACACCTTTAAAGCACTTTATAGTAACGGTAAAAGCCGTAAAAGACTTAAAAACCTTCGAACCTACATGGAAAGCTAAAACCACATCAGAATACTGGAAACAAAAATTCGAAGAAACTCCTTATCGCTCTTTCATGCGTGAATATATGCACACTCACATACAAGATGGAACAATTTTTAAACCCGAACAAATTCAGTTTAAAGATTGTTTAAACCTCGATTCATACGATGCACTTTGTTTCTATGGAGACCTTTCCTACAAAGAACAAGGAGACTTTAAAGCATTGATTCTAGTTGGTAAATCAGGGCGAGAATTTCATGTAATAAACGCTTTTATACGTCAAACTTCAAGAGCAAACGTTGCTAAATGGCTTTATGATTACGTTGCAGACAGCAAACTTTTAAATCACAACATAAAATACAAAATCGAAGGGCTTTTTGCACAAGATGATTTTGTAAATGATTTCGATTTAGAGGGCGACCAACGCGGTTGGTATATTCCTGTTACAGCCGACAGAAAACCCAAAGAAAACAAATTCGACCGTATAGAAAGCATGGCGGGATACTTTGAAAGAGGAAACATCTGGCTTAATAGCCACTTCAAAGGGGGTAGAGATTTTCAAAACCTTGAAGACCAATTACTCGCCTTCGAAAAAGGCTCTGGTGCAAACGATGACGCTCCTGATGCTTTACAATCAGCAATCGCCGAGGTAAATAAAATCTCTTTTACCACAAAATTTGAACCTAAAACCATAAGCAGAAAAACAATTTTAAATAATAAATATAATAGATTTTGATATGATTAATAATTTTCAACCCTTAATTTAAAAAGACATGCATAATATAAATGTTAGAATAACTATAAACGAAAAAAATCAATTTACGGTTTGTAAAAGTCTCGAAATAAATAAAAGTGTTAATATTCTAACATCAACAGCTTTTGTGGAACTCCCTAGAGAGTTTAACAACGCTTTAAATTCTTTGGGACAAAAAATAGATTTAAAGGGAAAAAATATTTTAAATTTTATAAAAAATGGAGATTCCATAAAGATAGAATTAGGATACAATGGAGATTTACAAACTGAATTTGAAGGCTACATTACTAAAATAGGCGTCGATATACCTTTAGTTTTAGAGTGTGAAGATGAAATGTATAAATTAAAAAATCTTCCTAAAATATCAAAATATATTCAAAACGGAAATATAAAGGATATTTTAAATGCTGTTATTTCAAAAGATTATAATATAGAGTTAAAAGATGAATACAAAATTGGAAATTATGTAATAGAGGATGCAAATGCTTACGATATTTTGGAAAATTTAAGAGAAAATTTTGGAATAAGAGCATTTTTTAAAAATTCAAAAACTCTTTCAGTTGGTATGATGGTGGACTTTAGACCTCAAAAAGTTCACAGATATAATTTTGATGAAAATATAAGGCATGGAAGTAATCTAAAATTCGAAAGAAAAGAAGACAAACTTTTGGAAGTTACAGTAAAATCCAAGCAACCTAATGGCGAAGAAATCTCCTACACAACGGGCAAAAAAGGTGGAAGTAACACAATGGTTTCAATTCCCAACTTATCAAAAACGGAACTGAAAACTTGGGCAGACAAGATATATCAATCGAAATGTTTTACAGGATTTTCAGGAACGCTTTCGGGATGGTGTTACCCCAGAACCTATGCAGGTGACAGTCTAGAAATTACCCGTCCTTATTACAAAGACAAACACCAGGATGGACGATATTTAATAGAAAGTGTAAACATACAAGTAAATGAATCAAACGGAATTAAAAGAAATAATACAATATCAGCCGAGGTTCAGCTTTCACCTATAGCACGAGTCAATTAATTTTAGTTCACATTTTTAATTAAAAAAACATGTCCTTAGAGGAACTCTTTAAACAAGCCGTCAGGCACTCGAAATTCCAAACAGAAAAATTAAATTTTTGGCTTGGAGAAGTAGCTTCGGTATGTGAAAATACCTGTACTGTAGAGCCATATAAAAACGTTCGACTAAACTCCGTAATAGATAATCTGGAAAACTACATAACTATTTACCCAAAAATAGGAAGTAAAGTAATCGTAGGACGTTTAGAAAATTCTGATGAAACATTTTTGGTGAAAACTTCAGAAATAGAAAAAATATCTATAAAAATAGGCAATCAAATATTTGAAATGCAAAACTCAAAATTTAGCATGAAAAACCAAAGTGCTGATTTAAAACACATTTTAAACGAAGCCTTAACCAAGTTAAAAAACGCCACAATTATAACCCCTCAGGGAAACGGGCAACTTTCACCGAATGACAAACAATCTCTTGAACAAATAAAAAATAAAGTAAATACATTGTTTAAATGAAAAATTTAGATTTAAAAATTGAAAAATGGAAGCCTAGTATAGATAGAGTTGATATTTTGCATGATGAATGTGGAAATATTTTGATAAAAAATGGAGATTTTAAAATTGGGGCAAGTGATGAGCAACATATAGCTGATATTTTTATCCTTCATCAAGGAGAAATTAAAGAATTTCCGCTATGTGGTTTTGGAGCAATGCAGTACGTGAAAACAAATATCACCAAGGTAGAATTCAAACGAAATCTAAAATTACAACTAGAATACGATGGATACGTTGATAATTAGCCAAACTTTGGTTTCCATTCCTAAGACCTAAACACATTATTTCATTATACAAACCTTTATTTGGTATGAGAACAATAGAAGAAATACAAACTCAAATTATAGAGGCTAAAGAATCAGAAAAAGAGTTAAAAGATTTAAATAGTACATCTAAAACATCTATTTGGCGCATGTTTATATATATAATTGCGGTAACGATTCACAAACTTGAAAAACTCTGGGAAGATTTTAAGCATGAAATAAACATCCAAATATCCGAAGGGAAAATTCATTCCAAAGACTGGTACAGGCAAAAAGCTTTGGATTTTCAATATGGTTTTCCAGTGATAGAGGGAACAGATAAATTTGATAATACAGGAAAAACAGAAGAAGAAATAAAAGCTTCCAAAATCATAAAACAAGCCGCTTGTATAAAGCTTATAAATAGTAGCGGACAAGGAATTTTAAGGGTAAAAGTGGCTAAATCGTCTAGTAATTCAGTAGATAGCGAACTGGCAAAACTTTCAGATGAGGAACTTTCAGCACTGAATAATTACTACCAAAAATACGCTGTTGATGCAGGAACATATATGAAAGTAACTTCTTCAAACCCCGATGATCTTTTTTTAACACTAGATATTTATTACGATCCTTTAGTTCTTAGTTCCACCGGCAGCAGGCTCGATGGAAGCTCAGATACTCCTGTAAAAGACGAAATAACCAAATTTTTAAAATCTTTGAATTTTAATGGGGCGTTAATAATCTCTGATTTAATGCAAAAGCTCCGAAATATAGAGGGGGTGGAAATTGCCGTTTGTAAGGAGGCTAGAAGTAAATATGGTTCATATTCATATAACCAAATACAAATTCCAAACGTAGGGCTTATAGATGAAATACGCATTGCAGATGCAGGGTATATGAAACTCGATGAACAAAACCTAACGATAAACTATAAATTAATTTGATTTTTAATTTAAAAATGAAAACTGCAAGAGCATCAAATACAAAAAAATAGTTCTAAACGATTCTTAACCCTCAACTATTGCGTGTCGAGGCACTCGACCGTTTTAAATGCGTTTAAACTTTCATGAAAACCACTTTAAATAAAAATATGCACATGTATATCAAAAATAAATATAAACGTCTAATTTCAAGCTTTAAATCAAAAGTATCAACAACCAATAAAAAAAACGATTTACAATCTGCAAGCTTTAGCACAAAGAAGAATGATAATTCTATAATATTAAAGATTGCCAATACTTTCAAAGACCGAAGCCGTAAGGATATACAATCCTGGCGTCAAGCTCTTTTATCTTGCTCAGACTATGAGAATCCTCGTTTTGATAAGTATTATGATTTAATAGAAGACCTAATGACCGATGGTACTCTAAAAACACAGGTGCTTCTGCGTAAATCCGCAAGTCTTTCGGTAGGTTTTCAAGTGAGAAACTCCCAAACTGGAGAAATAAACGAAAAAACTACAAGATTACTCAGCCAAAAATGGTTTTATAAGTTATTAAACGTTCATTTAGATTCCATAATATATGGGGCAAAAATCATAGAGTTTTTAAACTTTAAAGATGAAAATATAGATTTTGCTGTCATTCCTGAGAGAAATACCGCTCCCACTCATAAGCGTATTTATACTGATTTAACTAAAACAGAATCATTTATAGAGTACAATGATGAATTTTATAAGCACTGGGTTATAGAGCTTGGAGGAGATAATCCCTTTGGTTTAATAAACGATATTATCCCAAACCTAATCTGGAAACGAAATGTAGCTCAGTCTTGGGCAGAGTTTTGTGAAAAATTTGGTATGCCTATGGTTTCTGCAACTACGAATAATTCCAATACCTCACACATAGATAGAGTAGAAAAACAACTTTTATCTCTAGCAGAAATGTCCGTAGGTGTATTCCCCGAAGGTACGACTATAAAGTTTGATGAAGCAAACAGAACCGACACCTACAACGTTTATTCTAAATTTATAGAACATAACACCAAAGAAATCTCAGGTGTGATAGTAGGAAGTAACACACTCTCCCAGCAGGCCACAAACCGCTCACAGACCGAAGTCCACGAGCGTTCACTGGATTACAAAATAAGCCAGGCAGACCGCCGCGAAATAGCCTTTACAATAAATGATGTACTTTTTCCTCTGTTGCAAAATCACGGATATAGTTTTATTTCTGATAACGATGTTTTCGAATGGATAGAGTCCAAAGAAGAAATAGACCTTGACCAATATTGGGTGATAGTACAAGGGTTAATGCAACAATACGAAATCGATCAGGATTGGCTTTCAAAAACATTTAATATACCAATAAAAAACGCTAGGCATTTTTCAATTAATCATGATAAATCAAATTTAGATAACTCTAAAATCAATGATCATAAATTCTTAACTCTTAATTCTAAATTAAATCTTCCAACGGGTTGTTGTTCGGAAGAAGGTTTTTTGAAGTATACTATCGCAAAGGGTGAAAAATGGAAGTCGAACTTAGACAAATTAATAGATACTTTTTATAATGGCAATGATACCCTAGGGCATCAAGGTACTTTAATCGTTGAAGAGGCTTTAGAGCTTATTGGTGGACTAAAAAAGGGGGTTGGTGTTACCACAGGATACAATACTCCTGACACACTAGCTTACCAGCTTATGGAGTACAATTTATTTGAATTTTCTTCATCTAAAACCGAAGCTCGTATTGCTATAATGACCGATTTATTAATAGATAAAGATAAAAATCAGATTCGCCCATTTAATGAGTTCAAAAACCTTGTAAGTAAGAAAATAGACAAATTTAGCAGTCAGTATTTACAAACTGAATATAATTTTTCTGTAGCTGTTGGTCAACAATCTGCCGCATATCAAAGATTTTTATCCGATGCGGATGAAGTTACAACTTACCTTCAATATCAAACCGTAGGAGATGCAAACGTTAGGGGCGAACATCAAGAACTAAACGGTAAGATATTTAATATCAAAGATAAAGAAGCCATGAAACTTTTCCCACCAAATGGTTATGGATGCCGTTGTGAAATGATTCAGTATACAGGCGAAGGTAAAGCAACAGACGGGAAAGTTGCACTTCAATCTTTAGATAAAGGAACGGGAAAGTTCTTAAATAGCCAATTTGCAATAAATCGCGGAGACTTGAAACAAGTTTTCACCGAAAAACAATTTTACAGCGATATAAAAGGATTACCCGAAAAACTCAATCAAATGACTTTTGAGCGGTATGATTTACCCAAATATAAAGCATTTAAACACGGGTTAAACCCTATTAAACTAGACCAAACTATAACACCTGAAAATATAGGCGAACTTTTCAAAAAAGTTAAAAACCAAAACTTTATGGGTTTTACTGATTACTTTGATAGAAAAATCATCCTAAGTGAAAAAGTTTTTAAAACCCATACCAATGGCAAGTACATACACTCTTCAGAAAATAGGCATCGATTATTTCCACACATAAAAAATACCCTTAAAAATCCCGATGAAGTGTGGTACAATAAAGTTGAAGGAGCGGAAAAGACCTTTCAAAGTAGGTATATTAAGTTCTACAGGGATTTGATTATGGTTGTTGACACGCGATTTGATATTGATTTAGGCTTGGAAATATATACTTGGTATCCGTGTAAAATAGAGGAAGAAAAACTTAGAAAAGGGTTTTTAGTAGGCGGTAAAAACAAAAAAAGCCTCAAGTAATGAAATCACAAGAGACTTTAATTGACCGAGTGAAAGGAGTTTGCCTAGTAGCCTTTTTAAAGGACTTTTCTGTTATGCTTCCTCGTCGCAGTGAACCATCTATACCCCCATGGCAATTCCCGAGTACCAACACCCATCCCACTCGACAGTGTGCATTGTACAGGTACGATTCATATCAAAGGTAAACAAAATGATTAATAATTAAAAATTTTTTACTTCTTTTTTACAAAAAAGAAGGAGAATAAATGAAATCAAAATTAGAATTATTAATAAGTTTAGAGAATAAGTTGTTTAATAATAAACTTTCCCAGGCGATAGAGAAGTTAGATTCTGGGACAAGTAAGATGAAGGCGAAACTTAGTGGTCTGAAGGCTTATTGGGCTACTACATTTTCAGCGGGTGGGACAAGGCTTGCTAGGTATTTTAGCGATGCTTTTCGCCAGATTCCTTTTTCTAATTTGCTTACAAATCCTATTACTATTATGCTTACCGGTGCTTACAAACTTCGTTCGTACCTAAAACAAAGCTTAACGGATTACCAAGCGACGGCACAAGAAGAAAATAAACTTGCTCAAATCATGCAAAATACTATGAATGCGACGAAAACTCAGACAAACCAGGTGAAACGCTTGATTTTAGAACAAGAGAAAATAGGCGTAGTTGGTAGTACAGCCCAAACAGCAGGAGTGCAAGAGCTTTCTACTTATCTCACTGAAAAACAATCAATAGAGAAGTTATTGCCCGTAATGAATGATATGCTAGCTCAGCAATACGGTCTTAATGCTTCCAGCGAACAAGCTATAAACATAGGAAGTATGCTGGGTAAAGTAATGGACGGACAAACAGGTGCATTAAGCCGTTACGGATACAAATTTAATGAAGTTCAAGAAAAGATTTTGAAAACAGGCCCCGAGGCTCAACGTGTATCCGTACTATTCAATGTGGTAAATTCTTCAATTGGTGGAGTAAACAAAGCCCTTGCAAATACTCCAGAGGGTAAAATTGTCCAGTTAGCAAATGAGGCATCTTCCGTTCGAACGGGTTTGGGCTCTTTGGTTACTTTATTTCAGACGGCTTTTGTACCTTTATATGACAATATAAACGAAATACTAATAAAAATTACCCAGAAAGTAGAACTTCACAAAGTAGCTATTTTTGAAGCTTTTCAGTGGCTTACAGGTGCTATTGGTGGCATCCTAAACACTCTTATAACAATAATAAAACCCGTGGTAGGCTTCTTTGTGAGTTGGTTTAATGCACTCAAAGAGGGTAACCCCTTAATATCGGTATTTACCGCCGTTCTTGGTGGTTTGGTTGTCGGAATTATAGCGTATCAATTAGTGGTAAACGGAATTATTCTAGTAACTAAATTATGGGCTGTAGCGCAGGGAATATTAAACGTTGTAATGACCGCAAATCCCATAGGGCTTATTATTGCTGCTATAGCAGGGCTTATAGCTTTGGTTGTCGTTATAATCAAAAAATGGCATCAGTGGGGAGCTGCTTTAGCTAGCTTTCTCGGACCATTAGGCTTAGTTATAAGTATATTTAAATCCCTTTATAATCACTGGGAAAGCATCAAGAAAGCCTTTAAAACAGATGGTATTTTAGGCGGGCTAAAGCGTATTGGACTCGTACTTTTAGATGCACTTTTAAAACCAGTTCAAAGCCTGCTAGAAATGCTATCTAAAATCCCTGGTTTAGGGAAATTAGCCGCAAAAGGTGCAGATAAAATAAAAAATATCCGTAGCAAATTAGATTTAGTTACAGACAATGAAAAACTATCTGTAAACACAAACCCCACAACCAAACAAACCGAAGAAAAAAATCTCTACGGAGATGAAAACCCAACATTGGAAACCCCAAACTATACACCAGATATTGGAAAGGATATTTCCAACACTGTTGGCTCAGCAAATCAGGTGAAAAGTGTAACCATAAACATAGATTCTTTCGTAAAAGACGGAATAAATCTCGCAAGAAGTGATTTTCAAGGAATGACTAAAAATGAGGTCGAAAACTTCTTCAAAGAACTTTTCCTTAGGGTAATCGCTCAAACTAATTGAAAGTCTAGGTCCGACAATCTCTTTTTATAAATTATAAATGAAAAATTTTGTAAAAAAGTTACAAAAATTAAAGAAGCTTAATAAAAGATTTATGCCTTTAGTGGCAATAGAAGCTGTAAATTTCAGTAAAGAACGCTTTGTGCATAAGAATTGGGTAGATAAAAAAACAAAACCTTGGAAGATTCGCAAAAACGGGCAAACTTCCGGTTCACTAATGGTAGACTCTGGAAGGTTAAAAAGGTCTATACGTAAGCTGAAAATTACCCAAAATAGCGTAACCATAGGCACAGATGTTCCTTACGCACAAATACATAACGAGGGCGGACAAATTTCTAAAGTAGCAAATGTAAAAGCACACTCACGCAAAAGAAATGGCAGAGAGCACAGAGTAAAGACTCATACCCGAAATGTGAATATAAACATCCCTAAACGCCAATTCTTAGGAAATTCTCAAGTATTGAATAACAGAATAGAAAACATGATAACAAAAAAAATACAAAAGATAGTTGAAAATTGAACAGTCATCAGCAATGCCTAGCTATGCTATTAGTACATTATCAATTTTCAACTTTCAATTAATTGATAACTACATTCAAAGTTTAGTACATAAACGTCTACAATAGAATCTATCTTGTGAAAGTTTTCAGATACAAGGTTTAGCTTTCCAGTTGAAGGACTTTCTAGCCCATTTAAAATTTGTCTTGTAATATTTATAAAATCTAAAATTTTTAAAGAATTATCCCTAAATTGGCTAATACTGCTAAATTCACCTAATCGTTCATAACATAAATGAAAAGTCACATTTGCAATAGGTCTTACAGAATAATCTATGCCCCACTCCAAAAGCAATGCAGGGCAAGCAAAAAGCTCAAAATTCTCTTCATTCATCTCTTGGCCCGCATACATATCAATATATCCAATAGGAGAAATTCCTAAATCTAGATACTTTTGCCTTACAGACTCCTTATCAAACTCCTCTAAAATTCTGTTGTAAAATGATTTCATAGTGCCTAGTTATTAGTGCTTAGTTGTAGGTGATTTTCTTTGAACCAGTTAATAACTAGACTGTTTTTCACCTCTATAATTGCGAGGTTTTTCAATCGGTTTATTAGATCTGATTCATAATTTTTTTGTGGTAAAGGTTGAGATGTTTTGTAAATGTTTATGGATTGGTTTTGTAGATATTGAACAAGAAAGTCTACTTCTGCGTAGGAATAGAGCTGGAAGGTTCTTTTTTGTTTTGTTTTTAGGATTATTTCGTTCATTTTTTGTTGTACAGCGATGTTTTGGGCGTTTTTGTTAGCTCTAAACTCTTTGAAGCCTCCCAGCTCTACAACGTAATCATATAGCAAAAAGGCTCCGTGAAATTCTCTATTTTCCGCTATCGATTGCCTTAGTTCTGCAATTAGTCTTTCTCTACGCACTTGCGGAGATTCTTGTAATTGTTTAGCTCGGTTTTGTTTTAGACGCAATTGTTTTAGTAATCTTAGCCCTTCATCATATTGCGGGCATCTACGTCTGTGGTACAAGTAAGCGTCTATCACCTCCCCAGCTTGGATTACAGAAAGCGTTGGATAGATTTTTATGATTTTACCCTCTCCATCTATGAGCTGTTTTTTTATCCCCATTCGGTAAGCTTCCAGAAGTTCCTCGGCTGTTAGTCGACAATCTTTCAGAAAGGCACATAACTCACCCATAGCAATCTCCATAGAGGTAAATTTTCTCTCGTCTTGTGGTTCGAAAAGGCTAGATGTTTGCTCAAATTTTATACCTAGCATAGATATAAGCCTATAAGCTAATTGCTTTCTAAGTTCTAAACCATGCAAAGGGTCACACAATTGCGGGTGTGATATTTGCCTTTTGAGTATCTCAGGAAAAGTCTGGAATACGGACATCTCCACCCAAAAGCTCTGTAACCCCGCAAACCTTACCTGTACGGTGTTGTTGGGTGTTGTTAGGCTTGTTGAATCCTCTATTATTTGGGGTATTGTTGTATTCATTTTGAGTTGTTTTGATTGGGTTGTTGTAGTTACCTTCAAGGATTTTTACAAAATTTCTGGACTCGAGAATCCAGTCAAAATTAGCCCTCCAACCACGACCATTTTCACCACAAAGAAAGTTTGATTTATCGATAATTTCCAGAATTTTAAAAACGTTTTTCTCTCCAAACTCCTTTATACGTGCCCTTATCTTCCTCTTCCTAGAAGTAGAAAGTATTTTAGCTTTTGGCAGGCGCAAACAAGTGCTGTTGTAAGTCTCAAAAAATCTATATTCTAGGGTTTGTTTGTTTTGTACAATATTATCTAATATATCTCTCATAATTCTCGATTAATTGGAAGACGATATAATTTTTTTTAGATTTTGGTTACTTTTACATTTTTGTCGAAAGCAAAATCTTGTAACGTTGTGTTGGTGGGTATTGTTACTTTGGTTAGGTTATTTCTTTCGAAGGCGAAACAACCTATGTTTGTGACCACTGAACCGAGTATTTCGCTAGGTATTACTACATTTCTTTTATTACCTACATATCTGGTAATTTCTAAGTTTTGGTCTTCCAGGACTCTATACTCGAATTGATTGTTAAAATTTTTTATTTCCATTTTTATTGTTTATCTACTAAATAAATTTTTTGGTCTAATAATAGGTTCTACACGTGTTTTTCGTCCATGAGAACCTCCTTTAAAACTATTCAAGTTTTTCATGACTAACTATCAAAATTAAATTTAGATTGAGAACATTTATCAGATGAAGAATTTATATCTAATTCTTTAATATGTTTCTTTGCATTTATACCCAAATACCTCTCAAATGTCCTATGACTTATATGAAATTGCCTTCTTATATACCTAGAATATATTTCTACCAAAGATAAGCCCTTACCCTGTTCACTTAAGGTAATTTCTTGTATCTCGATGATTTTTTCATATAAATAACGCTTATTATATGACACCTCTTATTAATTAATAATTGAAAATGATTTAATAAAATAATTCAACACTGTTGAAAATTTTCATTTTTTTTGTTTCCGCTTACGACTCGAACGTAAGAGTATGCCCTTCGGAAATCTTTCTTAGTTAATGATTTTTAAATCATATTGTAAATCTAAATTCCACTTTTCTATCTATCCCTTGCGTGTCTTTTATCACCTTCCAACCACTTACGTACATTGTATTTTGTCGACGTTGCTGAGCCTGAAATATTATATCTAAACCATCGTCAAAACGCTTGTCATTAAATTGCTCACGAAGCTTTGATAGTTCTATGATTTTTGAAGGATTTAGCATACCTGTTTTGGCGTTTGGGCGAAGAAATGTATTGACAGCAGCCGATAGTTTTTTTACATTATCCTGGTCATTAGAAAGACTCGAAATAAATTCTTTTATCATGTTTATGCCCTCTTTCTCTGTTCCATCAAAGCCGATTGATACATTATAGCCTATAGTAATACTTGCACGCCCATCCTCCGTAGTGCTTGTATGACTATCCTGAGCATTGATATGGGAACCATAAACATCCGATTTTAACTCCTTTAGACTATTAAAATCTGAAAACAACTCTTTTACCATCTCCTCTGTTGCACTCTGGTGTGTTATCAGTTTATCTATATTACTCAATACGTACTCCTCACAGAGTTTTTTATACGTCTTACGTGCCGAAAGTCTCTCTTCTCGATCCTTACGCTCAAGCTCTCTTGCTTGGTCTAGTAATATCCTTCGCTCCTTATCACTTAATTTATCTAATTCTATCATATCTATTAAAATTTTTAATTAATTAAATAACTCATTTAGCATCGATACCGATACTTGTTCTCCCGTTTTCTCGGATTCTTCTAGAGCTGTCACACATATGTGTTTTAGACTATCGAAATCCTTTACCCTGATTTTCATCCAATTCTTAATTGCCATTGATTTTATACCTATTTCCTCGCATATCAGCTCTACATCCTCACCGATATTTGGATCTAGTTTCGTCCACTTCCAACTCCAACGACGATTTACCTGTACAAAACCATTTTTTCCCCTATCCGCCGAACGTTTTAGCATCTCTTGTATATTTATACCTATTAAAATCACAGGAGCAATTCCCTCCAGCTCATCAGCTATTACCTTGACAGTCGGAATGATATTTGCCAATCGTGAATTTTCAAATTCATCTATCATTATAAAGGCATTTGGTATATTTTTCACAGTTTCACATGCATTTTTTATAAGTTCATTCTTTGTGCCTATATCACTCGAACCACAAGCCCTGGCAAAATCCCTGGCAAACTCCTTTGAATTCTGTATCCCAGAGCATTTTATAACTATACACTCCTTCGGAAATTTACGCTTGTACATCGTAGAAATATAAGTTTTCCCCATACCCGTAAGACCATCTATGCCCAAGCGTTCCCGATTTTCTCGCGCCAAATCTATCGCTATACAAGACATCTTAAAATTATACGTGTTAAAGTGTTTCCAATAGGTTTTTTCAAGCTTTAAGCCTATAGCATGAGCTAATTTTTGATAGTACTTATCAGCTATCTGTGCTTTTCCTATCGTTTCTTTGCCATGAATAATCTGGTTCACATAAGCCTTGCTAACACCTGATAGTCTAGATAAATCAGCCTGACTCACTCCATTATCCTCCAAATACCTGCTTATCGCTATAGGTACTAAGTTCATTCGTTGCTCCTTTGTTAATACACCCATAATCACTATTTTTAATAACTATTAATTTCTTTTTTTTATAAAAAAGAGCTAAAAAACTAAGAGCTAAAAAACTTTTAATTATTGGAAGATAAACCTCGGTTCATAGGCGAATTTTTAAATTCTCGCTCTATTCGATTAAGTTTTTTCTTCTTCGTGCTATTTTCACTATTTAAATTGTCCTCCATAGCACTATTAAAACTCTCTTTATCCCCTCCTAAAGCTATCGATTGGCCATAACTCAGCCCATAAAACAATTCTTCAACCTTATTCTCGTAATTTTCCACATGTTTCAACTGATTTTGCTTCCTAGAAAGATGATGCCTGCGTGCTATTTTGTGAAGTTCGCTAGTCTCAATTTCTGCATTAGAAGATTTTAATGATGGTTTACAACTAAGTATATATTCATCATCCAAATTGTATATATCAGCTCCCTTTTCATCCCAAACTACCTTAACCTTAGGATTTTGTACGTTATTTGTCAGTTTAGAAATCCTCTCCGTTCCCTCGCCTCCAAAATCTGGAATCTCAAAAGTATATTTGTCAACATAATCATACCCCCTTGTTTTGTGAACTTGTACATAACCCCTCATATAACCCAAATCAACTTTCGTATGATTGCCAAATAAATATCTCAACCTCCTTGGCTCCAATACTTTACATTCCGGGTTTTTATTCTCGAACCTCTCCCTTGGTGTTATTCCATCTCGCAATGGACTATTATTCCAACGTTCAACCAATTCCCCAAACTGAATTATAGCCTCACTATAAGTAGGAAATTCCTCTATATTCAAGAAATCTGGGTTCGCCTCGTTTTCTATGTTTCTTGCTCCCCAAGAACTCGAAACAAAGTTTTTAATATCCTTTAAACTCGATTTAAACAACCTAAATTGTGTCTCCGCAGGATTCGACTGAGAATTTCCTACCTCTATCGTTCTAACCTTGTTAAAAGCCATTTTTAGAAGTGTTTTTACCCCCTTAGATGTAAAAGACCTGTGATTATCCGAAACAAACTCAAATAACGTCCGTCTATTACAATTCTCTACAGACATTTTTACAGCCTCTTCAGTAGCTTTTTCGTTCTCTGCACTAGAACCCTCAGGAGCGAACCCAAAACCAACTATATAACGACTAGAAACGTCTGTAATCATAGTTACATAGAGCTTCCTATGTTTTAGTTTCCCCCCTACAGAATATTTATAACTTATTATTCCTGAACCATCACCAGCAAACAACGAATGAGCATATTTTAACTTCTCCGTAGTTGTATACGTCAAAACATGCTTTTTATAGTAATCTATCCCATGCCTGGATTTTGCAGTTAAAATTTGAATATTCCAACGCCTTATATGATGTAAAAACGTCCGATAAGCAATAGGTTTTTGGTTAAACTCCGGAAAAAGTTCTACAACGTCTCTCTTATATCTATCATAAAGAGCTTTTATGCTCTCTTTGGTAGAATTTCCCGGATTCATATACAAATGCCCCATCATAACCTGATGAAGGTCTAAATCATAATATTCCCCCGTCTCCTTATCTACAATAGGATATTTTCCTACTTTCTGAGCATTATTATTGCCATACCTCCCGCTTATAAAAAAATCTCGTTGATAATTTATATCAGTTAATACTTTATACTTATTTATCTTTTTCCTTAAAGATTCCCCAGTTTTTACTCTTAAACCCTCTAATTTCTCTTTAAATATAAGCCTAGTACACTTTTCATAAAATCCTTTTAATGTAGCAATACCTAATTCCTTATATCTTTCCTTCTCAATGTGCAAAACTACATACCTACACCATGCCCTAGAACGAGCCATTTGGGCAGACTTCTCAATATTAAAGCTAAACCCACAATGGTACATATAGTACTCTATATCTGTGTTATCCTCTAATCCCTCTACATAATTTAAAATATTCCTCTCTAGCTTCTCCCCTTCAGATTTTCTGAATTCTTCTAACTTTCGCTCATATGCACCTAAAATCTCATCCCTCGTACCAAACTTAGACCTATACGATGTATCTCGCCTATCTGGTAAACTATCATATTCGTAATAAAAAGTGTCATTCGCTCGACCAAAACGCCAATTTTTACCTGTCTCAGGTAAAAAATCTCCGTAATGATACTTCTTTATTGATTTCCTAAATTTGCTCCTATTCTTGCGTAAATGATTATCACTCAAGCCACAAACATCCATCACCAATCGCTCCGATAGCCACAAAGTCTTCTCCCCCTTGTAGCTCCTTAACAATATGTCGTTCGTACTGATGAACATTTATCTTAATTATTAAACTGATAAGTGTTTTTTTTAAATTATTAAAGCCTAATCCTTAATCCTATATATCGTCTTATAAGGAAAACCTAACAAATAATAAGTTATCGCCTCCTCACTCTCATTTGTAATCACATTTAACACATCATAACGCTTCCATCTCCATATATATTGTAAAAACCTCCTAATTTTTAACCCCATAAAAATTATTTTTAATCTTTTTTTTCTAAAATTTTATCTAATTTTTCGATGTATTTAACAGCTGTTTTTCCAACTCCTCAAATGCCATCAATATCTCCTGAGCCCCCTGTGTACGGCGGTTTCGCCTACCCGTAACTACCTTCTTACAATAGTCCTTACTCCATCCCGTAATGCTATGCATTAACTGCCACGTATTATATTTTTTAGTAATTCACTCATTTTTTTTATTCTTTTTGATTACTTTTGTCTTAGTTATATGATACAAATATATAGAAAATAATACGAACTAAGGGGATTTATTTGGAAAATTTTACGAGTATATCTGACAGAATAAGACAAATCATTGATTATAAGGGAGTTAGTGTAAATAAATTTTCTGATTTAATAGGCGCATCTAACAGTTATTTCAATAAGGTTCTAAAGAATAATACAAGTGTAGGTTCTGACAGAATAGAGAAAATTTTACGAGAAATTCCTGAAATAAACCCCGAATGGCTTCTCACGGGCAGGGGCAATATGCTCAAAGAGGTAGTAGATTCAAAAGGGATAAATAGCAATATAAAGGATAGTTTCAATAACATTAAAGATTTTAATACTAGAATTTATAATAAAAGTACTGTAGGCAAGGAGGAAATTCCAGATATTAAAGATCAGTTATTAGAAAAGGATAAACAACTTGCAGAAAAAGACATGCAAATAAATAATCTTTTGGAGCGCCTTACAGAAAGTCAAACACAAGTAACTACATTGTTAGAGCAACAAGGTAAATTAATGGACCAACAAAGTAAGCTTATAAGTAAGTTGTAAAAACTTATTGTTTTTTTGGCATTAAGAAGATAGTATTTTTTCAAACTACTAAATAGTTCAAAAAAGGGTAAAATTTTCATCTGTAAAACTCCCAATATTTCAACTCAAAAAAAGAGTAACATAAAAATGAGCATTTTCTGCATTTTCATTCATAATATTCAAAAATCACAAAAAGGGTAACATTTCGGGACAAAACCAAAAGTACACAAAAACGTTACTCTTTTTTGCAGTATCAAAAATCCAAAATACGGGGTTATTTTTGCTATTGTTAGTTGCTAGCATAAAAGGTAAAAAACTCTACAAAACGCCCTTAAACAGCCATATAGCGGCATAAAAAAAGCCTTTGCTACAATCAGCAAAAGCTACCCAATTATTAAAGTAAAGCACCTCTAAAGTTTAATTTTTACTCCAATTAATTAAACCTAAATTAAACTAAAATTAAACCTTTTAACTCCATAAATCCCCATTTTATGCTGTCTTTTTGGTTTTGCCCCCTATA